ATCCATCCTGAGATTCAAGCCAAGCCGTATTTCAAGAACATGAGCAACGCTGCCGATCACTACTTCCACAACGGACCGACAAAAGAAGCAATTGAGGATTTCAAACGCCTTCACGGATGGGATGAAGAAACCACCCGTCGCATTTACATGGAGGCTGCTCAGGCGGAGGGCAGGGGTGTAAAGCGCAAGTTCAACAATGCCGTTATGACTCACGAAATGGGTGATGGCACACCTCCTTCGTGGGCAACAGAAGCAGGGGCGGTTCTTCCATCTGGCATGGGCGTTCCATCTCCTGTTGATGAGAAGCCACCAGAAGAAAAGCCTCCGTCAATGTTTGACTTCCCTTCGCCAACTGGTCAGCCAAGCGGAATGCAAGGAACGGTTGCACCAAAGACTCCTATTCAAGAGGCAACAGAACAACCTCTTCCATATCCCATTCGCCCCGATCCGCCTGAGCCTGATAGGAACCCACATACCCAAAGTGCTGCCCCTGTTCCTGTGGCGAGTCCTCCACCCCCTCCACCACAGATGCAACCTCGACCTCCACAACCACAAATGCCAGCAGCACCCCCCCCGCCAGCACCAATTCCACAAAACCGCCCTCAACCCCCTATACAACCCCTAAACGCTTATCCCTCAACCGCACCTGCCGTTCAAAATACGGGACGTGGATTTTTGGATAATTTAATGACGAGGCTCGGTTATGCCTACGAATCGTTGTTTCCTTCATTCGGTAAAGCCGATATGTCCAATGAAGAGGCTTTGACTGAAATGCTTGAAAATGTTCAGTTGGAAATCGCAAAGAAAGAAGTGGTGCAAACCATCTTCACAAAGTCCTCTCAGTCCATTAGTTCTGTTGCTGATGTTTCAATGATTGCCAACAAAATGAGTCGCCCCAATTCCGATATTGTTTCGATTTATCATAGTCGTGGCGATTGGGAAAATGTGGCAAAGACGTTTGGAATGACGCACAAAGAAGTTCAAATGGTGAAGGTGGTTTTCAATGAATGATGATTTAATTTTAAGAGCAAGGTTGCATCAAGCGGGTTATTCGGAAGAAGAAATCCTAAAACGAACTGGTGGATTCTTTGGAGATGATCGTTTTACTTTGGGTGGCGCAGGGGCGGCTTCACAAAAGTTCACCGATAGGTTCTTTGGTGGAAAAAGGAGATTGGCAAACCGTTTAGGTCAAAATCCGCAAACCTTTGCAGATAACCAAAATGCCGCAATTCGAGGTCAAAAACAAATGGATCAAACCGCAGCCTATCAAGAACAGATGGGGCAAAAAGGATTTGAAACGGTTGTTGAAACTCCAAAGGGAATGACCGAACCAAGCATCAAAACAACCCAAGCAGTTCCAGGTGAAAAGAAAAGGGTTTCATTGCAGAATGCGATGGGCAAATACGGCTTGACAAGCGACGGGGGCGTAGGTGAAGCGGCAGCACAACAACAACCACAACCAGACGGCTCAAACACAGGAACATCAGCAGTTCCCGATAAAACAACTACAACCGTTGAGAATGGACCAGATGGGCAACCAAACCAAGTCAATACTGAAACGGTCATGAATGCAAATGCCGAAGCACCAGCAACAGGTGGAGGCGAAATCAATACTGAAACAGGCGGAGGTGCGCCCAATCCAAACGCTGGTGCTGCACAACAACCTGCACAACAACAACAACCCGCTACGGGCGGGGGCGGGGGCGGTGTCAATCCCAACGTGCGAAACATGGCTCAACAGTTCCAAGCAGGACAGGATATGCAAACCATTCAACAAGGAAAAGGTGCGGATAAGCAATCATGGTTGAAGAACCGTTCAGGCATGGGTAAATTGATGGACATTGCGACTTTTGGTGCAACTTCTCGATTTGGTAGCACAGGCGGTGCTGCACGTTCCAAAGCAAATCAACAATCCCAACAACAAACACAAAATTACCAAGCAGCCAACCAACGTATGAATCAACGTGCAATGGGAATGACACCAACTATGGTTGCTACATCGCTTGATTCTCAACTGTCGGCATATTCGGACATCATCGCTATTCGCAAGGGTATTCAAGAACGCAACACAACTCACAACCTCCGAAGGTGATTCTATGGAAGAAAGGGACGAGGCGTTGGATTTCATTTACAAAGGTTGGCGTGATGGTCGCCAACAACGCAGGAACGTTATGAACCAACGTGGTGCAGATCGTATCGCTGCACGTAGGGCAATGATGGAACGTATCGGCTCATCCCAATTGCCAAAACAAAGACGCTCACCTCCCCCTCGTCAAAACGAGGTGGCATCCACCCCTCCTTCTTATTCTTCTCCACCAGAAGAAACACCGTCCACTTCCGTTGGCAATTTCACGGACGACATTTCAACGCCCGATGATGAATCAACTCCACAAAATGAAGCCATTCAAGTTCAAGATACGGTTTCATCCCCTCCAATAAGGGATAATTCACCTATTCCTCTTGAAACGGCAATGGCAAACTTAGATGTGGCAATGGGGGGAACAGGTGCGACTCGAAGCACATACGATCCTACAAAGCCAAAACCAACCCAAGCAAATGTTCAAGCAAGCCCCGATGAAGCATTTTCACGCCCTACTGAACAACCCGTTGAGCAACCAGTTCAAGAGCAACCGAAGAAAGATTTAACAGAATCATTTGACATTTTGGAGGGAAAAGTCCCTTACAATCAAGATGGAGTTCGTATTCCTGAAAATCCAGCACCAATAGGTATGGGCGAGAGAGAATACAAAGAAACACGTCCAACAGTTGAACCTGCGAAAGATCCTGAACCACCAAAGGAACGCTACCAAGCACCTGAGATGCCTTTCATGAAGCCATCAGTTGAAGGCTACAAAAAAAGACCAATTACCCGACTCAAGCCCGATGGGGGATCGGGAGAAGCCGTTCCAGAAAAAACGGCTACATTGACACCCGTTAAGCAACTGAAACCCGTTGAGCAGCAACACAAAGAATCGTTTGAAACTGCATACGGCCAAATGATGAGCGATGAAAATAGAGCCATTAGCGATGCAATAAATCAAGGCATCAATCAGGGATATAGCGAAGCAAACAAATTGGCACGAACTTATGGGCGTGAGGATAAAGCAACTCAGGCTGAAATACCCGATGAGATAGATTTCAAACAACCTTCCGAACCATCAAAAGAGGAAAGAGCCGAAGAAATGTTCAACCGTGTTCAAAATCGAAAATCGGAAAGATTGGGTGAGAAACCTGAATATGAAACTGATGATTCAAAACTTACTGAAAAAGATAAAAAGGCGATGGCTGCTTTTGAAAAGGTTCAAGAACGGAAAAAGAAGAGAAAAGCGAAGGCGAAAGAAACTCCAAAGCCAGATAAAAAAGTGTCCCAAGCAGCAAAGGAAACAATCAAGCCAGCAAAAAAGAAGGCAACTGAAAAGGGCAAAGCAAATGTGAAGGGGCGAGCAGATACCTTAGCAGCATTTGGAATGGGTTTCAACGACGATCAGCCCAAAGAGTGAGGCGATCTAAATGTCGGAGGCGATGAATCAACTTGCAGCACAGGTTGATTTTGAGATGGGGCGGAAGGACTTCAAATACTTCTTCGAAGAGATTTGTGGCAAGTTTGATGAGAAGTTCCCCTGGATTCTCACCAAGTTTCATCAAGAATGGTTTGACCTGTCCGAAGGCAATAGCAAAACCTGTATCATTGCCAGTCGTGATCACGGCAAGTCCGTGTTTTATCGTGTGTATCTCCTATGGAAAATGGCTTACAATCCAGGCACAGAAGTTCTGTTCTTTTCACACAGTCAGCATCAGTCCATTGAACACATGGGCAAAATGAATGAACTCATTGAAACCATCCCTGCACTACAACATCTCAAACCAAAGCGAGGATGGGCGAAGCAGAAGTTCAAGTTCACCAACAAATCATCCATCTCGGCTATGTCCGTTGGCAAAGCGGTTCGTGGGGCGCACCCTCAAATCGTAGTGCTTGACGATATTCTGTCAAGTGAAGCCCAAACGCAACTCAAGCATATTTCATCATGGTTTTACACCGCACTTCTTCCTGTTCTTCACCACACCGCCCAACTGTGCATTGTTGGGACTCCGTTCTCCTATACCGATCTTTACGCTGAACTCAAGAAGTTGAAGTCCTATGCGGTTCGTGAATATCCCGCCATCAATGAGCAAACAGGTGAACCATTGTTCCCTGAACGTTGGTCTTTGGACGCATTGAACAACCGTCGAAACGACATGACATCAATTGCATTCACACGTGAATACCTGTGCAAACCAATTGCCAGCGAAGCGAGTCTGTTCCCTGAAGAGGTGTTGAATAAGGTCAAGGATGATGAATTGGCTTTGTCCTATTATCCTCATGATGGAGAATCCTACAACTATTACATCGGTTGGGATCCTGCAATCTCAGCAGATCGGAGAGCCGACTATACGTGCATGATGGTTGTTGCCGTTGATGAAAACAAAAACAAACACATTATCCACACACACCATGAGAAGGGGATGGACTTCTCATCACAAATTGACAAAATCATTGAACTTAACGCCAGATTCAATCCTGTTATCATTGAACTTGAAACAAACAACTTCGCATTGGCGTTTAATCAAGTGCTAAACGAAATCAGCGATTTGCCGATAAAACCCTTCAATATGAGTCGAATGAAGAAAGAGGCTTTAATTCATACCCTCCAACTGCAATTTGAACAGGGCAAGTTGTCAATACCCTACAAAGACGAAGGAGGGACACGGAGATTGATGAATAATTTATTGACTGAACTCTCCACGTTCACCATGTTGGACAACGGACGCATGGAGAGTTTAGGCGGTCATGACGACATGGTTATGGCACTTGCATTGAGCATTCAAGCAACCAAAGAATATCGAGATAGCATCGTGATTTTGGATGCAGAAGTTTGGCAAAACAGGTTAGGGTGGGCAAATGTTTGAAGGTCGGATTGAAGGCGTATTTGGCATTGAATCGCCAGAAGATGTTCTAAAATTGCTTGATGAGAAGTTGATTTCACAGGAAATCAAAAACAATCAACAAGAAGCAAAGTTGCTTCAAGAAAAGAAGAAAGAAGCATCAAAGCAACCAAAGGAAGGGGCAGGTAGCCCACGTGAAGAAGCAGCCATTGAAGGATTTGATTCACCAAACATGGGTGGCGGAGATAAGCAACCTGGAACTGAGGTGCAAACCGAATCATCTCCTTTGCCTGTGAGTAAAACATGGTTTGTTGATAACTTCGGTATGCAAGGGAATGAAATCATGGATTTGCTCGTTAAATCTGGCCGAGATGAATTGATTGGGATTATCCAACCATTGATTATTCAAGAGCGAATGGCTTTGTTGAAATCCTTCCCATCGGTTTCATCCGATCTTGTCCATACCCTGCCATTCACCGATTTTGATTGGGAGATGTTGCAGAAGAACCATGATTCGCTGGCTATACCGTTTCGAAGGTTTGTCAAGAGTTGGAATGACGGGAATGAAGAAGCGTATGAGGTATGGTCAAACCGCATTTCAAAGAATGAACGCCTTAGCCTCAATGAACGCAAAGTGTTGGAAAAAGCGCAAGAGGTTCTTGACAAAAATGGAAGTATGAACACCCAAGCCCTGCAATCACATGGCGTTCCTGAAAGCACCACTAAAATTGCGATGCTGATAAAATCACACGGATTCCTCTATGACATTGAATCGTTGGGATCGGGTTCAAAGAATAATGATCGTGCTTTGTTTTATGGTTTGAAGAAGCATGATGTTTTCGTAAAGGATGCGGGGGCTTTGATTGGCGACCTCTATGAAATGGGCGGTGAAATTGAAATCAGTCCACGTGGAACACCACGCTTAATTCTCCCTTTCAATTCAAAGGTATGCAAAGAATATGCTCATGCCCTCAATAATGAAATGGGTGTGCGAGGAATTATAGCCGAAGGCAACGGGCTGGTGATTGAGGGGGAAACCTCAGTCGTTAAGGCGATTGATGCCTCTTTACCTCATTTGAAGGAAAAGAAGGGCGAGGTGAACATTTTGAAGAAAGCACTTGAGGATGATGAAGAAGCCATCATGTGCTTGACCTATTCGCATTCAAAACCACAAAAGCAAGTTCGCCTGTTAAAATCATGGAATATGTCGCTTGAAACATTTGAAGAGATGAAGGAGGTCGTAGCAAATGGCTGATAAAGAGAGGATGGAACGTCTGTTCTCCGCCATTGGCGTTGATATGGAAAGGCACACAACGCCTATGCCAACAATGCCATTGTTTCAATCTGGCATTCAAGAGCCTCCTTTGTTGCAGGGAATCACCATCCCCGCACTATACGCTGCAACATTTGAATGCGTAGTTCTCCGATCCATCCTCAACCATCTTGCCGTTGAAACATTCCGTAAAGGGTATGGATGGAAGCCAAAGTTTGTTGTAAAGTGTAGGGACTGTGATGAAGAATACCACCAAGAGGTTGATTCATGCAAAGCCTGTGGAGGTGAAGTTCGCAAAGCCGACAAAGGACAAATCGAATATGCTCAAACATTGCTTGAGAGCAAGAACGGTATGATGCAGAACTTTGTTGAAATCATGAAAGAAATTGAAATGGACTTGAACATCGTTGATGATGCCTACCTTATCCTCACAAAAGAATACTTTGTGGACCCAGATACGAAGAAGATTATGTTTTTCCGTGTTAAGGAGATTACACGTGCCGACCCCATTTTCATGCGTATGCTTGCCGATAAGCGAGGTGTGCGAGGGGGGAGTCAATACACCAGCCTCGTTGATCGAACGTTCCGCACCAGCGACCCAAAGGATAAATGCCCAACAACAGGTATGCCAGTTGTTCCTATTCACTACATGAACCTTGCAGGTGTTGGCAAAGGACAGGTCTATACCGAAGGCGAAGTTATTCATCTCAGCAAGTGGTCGCCTGGTAAATTGTATGGACGCAGCCCTGTTGCGACGATGTGGCGACAGGTCAATACCCTCATTGCGATGGACAACTACGTTTATTCAGCGTATCAAAAGAAGCGTATGCCACGTGGCGTGATGGTCATTAAATCGTCCAACATGGAAACCGTTGAGCGAACTGCACGAAACATTCAGGAACACCTTGAGCGTGATCCGTCCTACATTCCAACTATCGGTGTTGAAACCGAATCTGGGCGTGGCGGTCTTGAATATGTGCGAATGATGGACACCCTCGAAGAACTGCAATATATCCCAATCAAGGACGACATTCGCCAACGTATCGCTGCATTCTTTGGCGTGTCCAATGTATTCATGAATGACGTTTCAGGTGGTGGACTCAACAACGAGGGTATGCAAATTGTTGTGAGCAATCGAGCCGTTGCCTATGCTCAATCCATTTACAACCGCATTCTGTTCCCTCAAATTGTTGAAGCGTTTGAAGTGAGCGAATGGGAACTCGTTCTCAACCCGCATGAAGAAGAGGATGAAATCATGCAACTCCGACGTGATGAGATGGCTATTCGCAACATGATTCAAATGAAACAGGCTGGATATGATGCGAGCCTACGTGATGGCATAGACGATAAAATCCTTCACTTTGACTTCAAGCAACCCGATCCACAGGAGGTTGCTGCCGCCCAAGCCGCCCAACAACAGGCGCAACAGGGTGGCGGTGGAGGTCAAGCACCACCAGTTCAAAAGACGGATGAATTACTTGACGACCCCAACATGATGTTCAAGCGAACCAACTTTGATGCAAGCAGGGGTTCAATTCCATTCTCGGATTCCATCGCTACAACTGCTGGAACAGGCATTCCTCCTTTGAGAACCATTAGCGAAAACACCAGAAATAGTGCGGGGTCAAGCCCCAATAGGGTTCGAAGAGTTGATGGTGCGCCAACGGGTGCATCTGTAAAAACCGATAAACGGGATGATAAGACCCCTCAAGAAAAAGCCATTGACCACCAAATCAAGCAAATGGAAAAACGCAAAGGATTGGACGGTTCGAAGGGGAATAGTCAATAAATAGAAGGTTATGCGAAAGGTGAGCGAGATGTTTGACATTATCGAGAAGATGGATCCAATGGCACGAAGGGCTTTGGCAGCAATTGAAGGAGTTCAAAAGGCAATTAAGGCAAACGACACCGACGGTATCAGCGCAGGAATTATGGCTGCTGAGAACGCTTTGGCTATGTTGAAATCCGACCTTGACCTACATGACCAACTCAAAAAGGCAATGTCCAGAAACAATCCTGCTGATCAATTCATGGGCGTTATTCCTCAATATGACAACAACGCATCCGACTACAACGGAACTGAAAACGCAGTTGCTATGGGTGTAAGTCGTCATGGTCGCTCAACAGGACACTTTACACCTCATAGGGTTGTGTGATAACGATGTGGAAAATGGATGGTTGGAAGAACCCACGTGAAAGGGCGCATATCTATGATATGTTCGTTAAGCAAGACCCTATCACGTCTGTTTCAACCGCCCCTGCTGCTCAACTCATCAACGCAATTGATGAAGGAATCCAAACCCTGGCATCCCAATGCAATGAGATGAACCAACTCATGTCGCAAGCACGTGCAACCAATGTTGCATCCGAACCGACAATTGACCTCCAAAAGAACATGGAGGCACTTCGCCAGAAAATCCTTTCACTATCTCAAGACATTTCAATGATTCGAGAAGCACACGCTTCAATTGCACAAATGCAACCTCTTGCACCAGTTCAGCCTAACGATCCAATGATGGCTTCGCAAGAGCAACAACCACCAATGAACCCAATGGGCGGTGGCATGGGAGGCATGGGCGTATGAGCGAAGAACAGGAACAAATTGACATTCTCAAAGAACTGATAACCGAAGTCCGTGTGCTTAACCAACGTGTTCAAGCACTTGAGGCTGAGAACAACACATTGGCAAAAGCCATGAACGACCCTGAGATGCTTATGCGTAAGCAGGGTTGGAAGAAGTTCACCACCCCTCATGCTGAGGAAACCTTTGACCCATTGAACCGTCAAGTTCCCCTTGATACCACCCCCTTCTCAGGAAGTGGCGACCTCTTTTTGAAATCGAGAGATGAGCAACTTCGAGAATGGGAAGATGCAGAAAGGCAGGTGAAAGCATGAGCGCACAATGGTTCAATCCAATGACAGATACCCCTGAAGGACTTCTTTTGGGTGATATTCAAGACCTCTTGAAAGAGGTTCGCAACAAGAAAAAAGCCGATCTTAACAAAGACGGCAAATTGTCGGGCTATGAAAAGAAACGTGCAAAGGCGATTGAAGCATCAATGGCAAAGCAAGGCTACAAATCAGATCGTGGTCAAAAGCCAGCACCAAAAATGCCTACTCCAAAAGGCAACAAAACCAAAATTGACAAAACAACAGAAATCCTCATTGAGTTGGGAGTCATTAAAAACGATGATAAAAACACCAATTGTAGTCCTATGTGCAAAAATGTTGATTGCATAAATTGTGAGGATTCCGATTTCAACAAAGCCGACATGGGAGAGAAGAACAAATACTGTCAAAAGCACTTTGGATGCAGTTATTCGGAATGCACCTCAAAACAAAAGGCACAATGCGACAGGGAATGTGGAAAAGAAGTGTCAAAAGCCGACATGGATGAGAAGAACAAATACTGTCAAAAGCACTTTGGATGCAATTATTCCGAATGCACCCCTAAACAAAAAGAACAATGCAACAGGGAATGTGGAAAAGAACTCAAAAAATACAGTCAAGAGCCAAGCGTTGAGAACCTATTCCCTCGCTTCCAAAACGTTGATGGCGGAATACCAGTCAATGCACACGGATTCACAACCAGGGGAACATACCCTGCAACCAATGACGGTCCGAAGAAGTCCATTGTGAGCGAAACGGCAAAAATGCCAGCATTCGCTAAGACGGAATACACCCCAAAGGGAAGCAGCCTACACATGCACTACAACGACGCTGGCGGCACACGTGCCAATGGACCAAACATTGACACCATCGAACAACGCCTTGCATCCTTGACCAAACATGCTGGTCGCAACAATTTGGGAATGATTGGCGAGATTGAATCGCTGATAAAGCAAGTGAAGGACAAAATGCCAAAAAAAAATGAGGACGATGATTCCAACATGAAGATTTTTGCTCAAATCATGGGCGGAGGGGATCGGGATAAAGCATTCAAGAATTATGAAACATACCGTCGCCTTGAACGTGAAGGAAAATTGTCGGATAAGCCTAAGAAAGACGATTGAAGGTGGTCCTTTGCATGACAACAGAATTGGATAGGATTCGCACCGACGCAATCATTTCAATTCACAAAGCATCCGAGTTTGATTTTGAAGAATATGTCAAACAACTCCCTGCTGAAAACATCAGCAAAGAGGACATGGCAACCATGCTTGGGGGTATGCAGCCCCAAATGCCTGAATACAGAATGACGGATCTATCAGCACCAATGGCAGTTTCACAAATGAAAATACCCTCGCACAATGACTTCTTGGCTGGACATACGAAGATTTCAAACAACCCGATAGCGGATTGGCCTTCGGCATCGCCAGAAAACCAATTTGGAAAACATCACCCATTTGGCATGGAATCAAACAGTTGCCCTTTGTTGCATGGTTCAGCATGGGGCAAACCTGCTTATGCTGAACAACTGGCAAATCTCATGCCTGAATTGAAGAATATCGCTGAACGTGAAAGAAGGATTTCATTTGACCCCTCTCGATATGGTGAACCAAAGGAGAGCCTACATGATTTGATGGTTCGTGATCGCAACCGATACCGCAACCATTCCGATGAAGAATACACAAATGGCAAAATCACCGAATGGGAAAAGCGATTGGGATTGTTGCCGTATCTGTTTGGTCTTGAATATCAAACGGAAGATCAACGTGAACAATTCCTTGATATTGTGAGGCAAATGGCTACAAAAGCCGATATGAACTCGCCAGATGCAAAATATCTCCAAAACAAAATGCAAGAAAAAGCAGGTATCTCATGGGGTCGTGCAATGCGTTCATTCCGAGCCAGATTTATTCCTCTCCTTCAATGGTGGCAACGTGCAAGTGATCGGCATGGTCCAGTTTCACCTGCCGAACTGCAAATGGATGAATTATTCAAATCGGAAAGTGCCGACTTGCACTTTGTCAGCCCTTATGTAGTGATACCGCCCTCTCAAATTGAAGAATCATTTACACACCATTGGTGGGACATTTACCAACCCTGGGGAGGTGTTGGCCGTGATTACAAATCATTGCATGATATTTTGAAGCAATCATACCCAAAGGTGTTTGATGGCAACTGGATGGACGAATCCTTGATGGGTCTTTCAGCATCCATGCTTGACTCCTACAACACCGATGGAGGAAGCCACTTCCCGCATCTCATCAACAATGATGAGGCAAAGGCATATCCCTCTCATGCTTCATTGAAGTCCAATTTTAAGGATGCGAACTTCTTTGAGAATCGAAGGGCAAATTGGAGTCATGCTTCAAACCTACACTTCTTGCATCCAAGCGAGGTTCAAGGTCAAGGTGGACGCATGATAGTTCCATCCGACCAAATGATGATGAGTCGGCTTGGGCGTTCATTGGCGGGTCAAGCCGATATGGGTTCTCCAAGAATTGGAATGTTCCGTGAAGAACACCCCTCATCAAGTTCAACTTATTGGGATAGCCACAATGCTTTGTTCGCTGCAAATGATATGCACATGGGCAAAGTCATGAACAACATGGCTCAACAGGTCATGAAGCAATTTGGTTCTGGCATTATCAACCCTGCCGATCCAACCAACATGGAACAGGCAACATTGGCACGTGGCAACCTCCAACAATTGGCTGCTGCCGCCGACTTTGCCATGAAGAAGGTGAACATGGGCGAAGAATATCGAGCCTTAGCACCACTTGTTGAGAATGGCAATGTAGCAATGAAAATCAAATCAATTGGTCCTGTGAGTCCTACGTCATTTGCTACAACCCCTCCAACCTACAATACGGGCAACACCCATCTTTGGGGTCATGAAATGCCAGCAAACCTCACATGGAAGCATGACCCTCAAAGTGGTGGCATCTCCTTTGGAATGACCGAAGAACCATTCAACGTTATGCAGCGCACCGTCCATGAAAACAAAATCAAAGCGGTTTTGCCCTCTTTGCTTGAAAGCAACATTATGCCCAAGCAAAAGGACATTCATGCCCTATCCGCATTGGATCATAGAGGACTCTCCCCTATCGCAACAGGAAGTCTGTTGAAGGCTGAGGACTATGAGCCAACAGGTGTGTTCACAACCAAAATCATTCCAGCCTACACCATCCATAAGTTGGATGATATGGAGAAGTTGCGTGGATTCTCAGGTGATTGGGTCGTCCAAAAGATGCCAAAGGGTGAACGTGTCTTTATTGAAAAGAAAGGCAACCACTTGAAAGGCGGTAAGTTGCCAGGTGGCGTGAAGAAGGAATTGCGTGATATGACAGGTGATTTCACCTTTGATGCGTATTTGGATGGCGACACTTTGCATGTCGTTGATTTGTTGGTTCACAAAGGAACAGACCTACACCTTGAACCACTTGACGATAGAATCAATGCCCTTCGAACACTTTACGATTCAACGGAACACGTTCACTTCCCCATGCCAACCAATTGTGTTTCCACCGATCATGACGGTTTGGATAAAGCCATCAGCAATTTTGACGAGGACGAATTGTTGATTCGTGATTCACGCTCAACGTTCATGAAAGAAAAGGAGGTTCACCCAAAGTGGATTCGCTATGCTAAGGAATCAATCGCTAAGGCGTTTTATCCTCCAATGCCAGAAGTGGTCGTTTATCCGAACAAAATCAAATTGTGTTATCCCTCCATTCTTGACCCTGTGATTGTCAAAGGTTCTTTTGATGGGATGGGCTTTGATATTGAAGGGCTTGAAGGCAATGAGTCCATTATGTCAAAGGCAATCCGTGATATGCCCCTTTGGAGTCCAGTCGCAATCAGTCTGTTGAAAGAAGGTGCGGCAGCATCAGGAGGCGGTTCAAGCGGTGGTGCATTTACCTCAAGTGATACGGGAGGTTTCAATCCAATTCATTCAAAACCGAAGCGAAAGCGACCACGTGAATTGAAGATCGCAAAAGAAACCATCCTACGTGCGCCATCAATTATTGGCGAGGATGAAGAAGGCGACAATGTGGCTCACACCATGAAACACGCTCGACGTGCCATTACTGAGGATGATATGGCAAAAACAACCGAGCAATTGTTGGAGAAGGTAAAGGGACTCAACAAGAAAATGCTTGAAATGTTTGCAGGGGAATATGGACTTGAGCGAACAGAAGAAGGAAAGTGGACTGTTAATGAAGCGATTGACGACGACATCATAGAGAATATGTTCCCTCGTATGAATCGCATTTCACCTGATGGTGGGGCATGGGCTGGAATGCAAGCCGACATCACCGCACCAAGAGGACCAACGGAACTGATTGAGGATAGCGGAACTACATTTTACGATCCCAAAGAAGGTGAAGAAGTTGAAGAAATCCCAATGAAGCATCTCCGTGTAAAGGATGAGCCAACTGGTGAAGAAGCCACGATTGATATTGAAAATGGTCAAGCAACTCTTCGTATGCCATTGAAAACGCAACAGGAGATGGCTGATGAGCAAGAAGTTCAACCCGATGATAGATCAGAAGCCGAAGAGATTTGACCATATCCCTTCATATAGGATTACACAAAATCGTTAGGGCAATGGCGACCACACTTGACCTTCAAACGGCATCATGGAATGCCGAAGGTTCGGACTTCCTGTTGAAGTCTGTTGGAAGTTCAGGTGAACTCTATGTCGCTGGCTATGCCTCCGTTGATATGGTGGATAAGCAAGGAGATCGAATCCCGACCTCCGCATTAAAGAAGGCGTTTGGTCAATTTATGGACAACAAAGCATTCCGCAATGTTCAGTTGGCTCATTCAGGTATTCAAGTCGGTGAAGTGGTTGCAGACCACACCGATTCTCAAGGTCGTGTGTGGAAATCCGAAGTGGATGATCACGGCCTATTCGTCGTATGCAAAATCCGCAGCGACATTCAAAAAGCACGTGAAGTGCAAAAGCAAATCCGCAATGGTGATTTGCGAGCGTTTTCGATTGGCGGTCAAGCCCTGTTTCGTGTTAGCAAGACGACACCAGAACTTGGAAGCCATCGAGAGATTACCGATCTTGAATTGCATGAAATCACGCTATGCAAGAAAGGTATCAACCCTGAATCAACCTACACAATACTGAAAATGGAAGATGATAATATGAGCAACACAGAAGTTTTGAACGAAATAAAGGCTGGCTTGAATGAAGTTCTCAAAGAACTAAGCGAGAAAGAAGATGAAAAGTCCTACAAAGAGGACAAGTCCTACAAAGAGGACAAAGGAATGATGCGAGAGGACGACGATAGCGATGTCGGCAAGTCCCAAGAATCAGCCCTTGATTACATCACCACCCTTGAAAAGTTCGCTCACGAATCTGGTGTTGATTTGAACGGCCTCCGTGATCACTTCGGTTTGGAGAAGGCTTACCTTCTCGAACAAGGTCGTGGTGGTTATTCCCATCGTGGACAAGGTGATGAAGTCGGTTCTGGCGAAGATGCTTCCGAACCAGCATACCCATCCCTTCCAAGTCCTGGTGGCAACCAATACGTCATCAAAGCCCCAAGTGTTCCAAACATGGACATGAACGCACCTTCTGGCAACCAAAACGTTGTGAAGTCTTTGACTCCTGAGATGTTGGAGAAGGGCTACCGCACCTACGCTGCTCTCCGTGATGAAGAAGCAGTTAAGGGATTGGTTGAGAAAGAATGGCAAGACCGCTATGAGGCTGAAACGGCTCATGCTCTTGAAGTTCGCAAGCAAAACGATGTTGGAGTCCAACTGAACTCCCTACGTGAAGAGATTGCTATGCTCAAGTCCGAGAACGCATCCCTACAAAAGAGCGAAGTTGCACCTTCGACTCCTTCCACCTCCATTCGTGTGCCAACGCATGATGAGTTCGCCCAGATGGGCAACGATCTTGATGGTTGGCGAGCAGCAGAAGCACTTGCTCAACGTGCATTGCGAGGCGAATGAAATACTCAAAATATGGAGATGATGAAAAATGACGCAAGGATATATTCGAACAATTGAGGACATGGAACGCCTGTATTACGGTGCAGGTGCAGGAACAAACGCATGGGCTTACTCAGGAACAGACCTGTTGAAAGCCGATTCACCTTTGATGTCCTCAACCGCAGGAACTTACCAAGCGATCTTCGGACGCAAGGTTTGGTCGCAACTCAACCAAGAGTTCAACGCATTCTCAATTCTTCCAAAGAAACCCTGGGAGAAGTCGGGATGGCGTGTCGTTTCTGGCAAGCCCGATGATGCCGTCGGACTTCCTGAAAACGGAACGCTACCAGACTCCACCAAGCCAACCTTCGAAGAGGTTTCCACGAAACCTAAGACGGTTGCTTCCAAGTTTGACCTCAGCGAAACCGCCATGTTCCTTGCAGACAAGGATGATGGACTCGGTGATGCAAGAGCAGTTATCAAAATGGAAATGTCCAAGTCCCACGCTGAGAGCATCAACAAAATGCTCTTGAAAGACGTGAACACGGCTGCTGGAAACACTTTCGAATCCATTGATCGTGCTTTGTCCTCGTCCAAGATTGAACTTGCTTCCTTCGCAGACATCTCAGCACTTGCCAAGCACAATATGTATTCCATCACCCGAAACACAGGGTCAGGAACACGTGCATGGTTTGATGCCAACGTTTCGGCTGGAACTGGTGGTGCTGAACGCCCACTTACCCTCAACACCCTTGACGGAATGTTCCGTGAAGTCTGGGAACGTGGTGGTCAGCCGAAGGTTATCCTCACAGGATATGACACCATCGAGAAGATTCAACAACTCTTGCAGCCTCAACAACGTTTCACCGAGATGAAGCGTGTTTCACCATCCGTGAACGGTGTTCAAGGAATCCCTGGTATGGAGGGCGGTTTCGTCGTCGCTACTTACAACGGAGTTCCAATCATCCCTGCAAAGGACGTTCACGCACCATCTGGCGGCTTGTCCCGTATTTACATGCTGGACACCGACTACATGTATTTCTGCACCGCAAAGCCTACTCTTTACCATGAGTCGGGCATTGAAACGGGCGATCCATTCGGCATCAACCGTCTTGGTCAAGTCGGTTTGTTCCACACAATGGGTGAACTATGGCAACTCTTCTATGGCGCACACGGCAAGATTCGTGATTTGAGCGCATGAGCAAAAAAATGAAAAGAAAAGGACGTGAAGAAAAATGGTTATGACGAACATTACAGAAGAAAGCACCGCATTGGTATTCCGACAACCCCTTCGAATTGGGGCAATTGATCCAAGCACAACCGACTGGCTACAAAGCCCAATCGGTAGCAACTCCGAACTCAACTCCGCCTTGATTATGGCTTGTGTTGATGTGGTTTCAATCAACGCTTCGGCAGCAACCGTCGTTGATTTCCAACACGCTGATGTTCCAGCATCAGTTCGAGATCACATCAATCCTGCGGCCATTGTTTCGCTTCTCAGCGTTGAGAACATTTCAGGTGGCAACGAACTCCCAACCCTTGTTCGTGGCGACGGAACAGAAATCAAGTTCACCACCGCAGGTTCAACTGCTGGCGACACATACCGACTCACCTTCATTTACCGTTGAGGTGTTCCCTGATGGGAATTAAGGTGCAATACGTGGGCGCACGTTCCTACACCGAGTTTCGTCTTGGAAACAAAGTCGTTGGCTTTGGTCATGGCGAGATTCAAGAGATGGATGATGCAGCCGAACCTTTGGTTCGATCACTCGTTGAGAATGGCTCAACCATGTGGAAAATCATTGATGATGCACCATCCAAGACGGAAGCCATGAAAGAAGCCATCGAACCTACGGTGGTTGAGATCGTGGAAGAACCCGTTGAGGCTGAGACTGTGGCTGAGGAATCCAGCGACGTTGATTATGCTTCAATGAAGAGAGCCGAACTCATGGCTTTGTGCAAAGAGCAGGGAATCGCTACAAAAAACACATACACCAAAGCCAAATTGATTGAACTTTTGACGGCATAGGTGTTTTGAATGACTGGCAACCGTGAAACATTTACCGATGGCGACTTCTATTTGAGTCGTTGCCGTGTAAATCGCCACGTTATTGAATTGGTCGGTGGAGAATCCAAACAGGTTGCTTTGAACGGCAAAGTGTCAAAGGTTGTTGTTGATGCCTCCGAGTCCAATTTAGCAATTGGTTCTGGGAATCATGGTCGATTGCGATTCTTGATGGACATTGAGGATGGAGGCGGAACTGAAATCCCTTATTTTGACACCATCGGCAAATTGAACTTTACAGGTTCAGGCGGAGATACGGTGGCCTTGCTTGAGGTATCACCAGGTTCAAACAAAGGAACTGCCACTTCAAAGAACTCATTGCACTTCTCAATCACCACTACATCGGCTGCTGAGTCTGGCGGTGTGGCGATAGATGAACCCGCAGCATGGAATGGCCTTGTGTGCGGAAACGTGAGGGTTCTTTGCGATATAGATCCTGGTGCGGTTGGCGTTCTTCTTGATCCATCAGCAATCATCCGAGTCATAATCCTTCTTGAATAGGGCATTTATTGGGGAAGGGATATAAACAAGCACACAATGAGGGATTACATGGCACTTACAGTTGTTCAGCCACGCAGACAGTCCGTTAATGGAAGTATGATTACCGTTCACCTTGAGATTACCCCCGATGATTCGTGGTTGGCTGCTGGTGAGGACCTTGATTTATCCTCATACGTTGGAATCCCTGAGTCAATTGTCCTTGATGGAGGCTCAACAGGCTATGTGTGGCAATACGATCACACCAACAAGAAGTTGCTTGCTTTTGAAGCGGGTGCTGATGGTGCTGCTTTGGATGCCGTCGCTAATACAACCGATCTTTCAACTCACACGGTTCGAATTACCGTTTCAGGCCGACGTGCATGATGGGGGATGCCCCATGCCACGATTTGAAGTTCAAGACATTGACCTTGAAACGTCAATTGAAATCAAGAAACGTCGCAACAACCGTATGTTTGAACTCATGACCTCTCAGGGGTCAATCGCTGAGGATCAATCACCATTTAGCCGTGAGAACATGGCTAAGGCTCAATCACGCTTTGTGAAGATAAACAAACATGAAGCGAGAGATATTCAAAACATTGGTTCAGGAACACGTTGCACATCATGTGGACTACTCCACTTTTTGTGGACTCCTGAATGTGCCGTATGTGGAGAACCAATGCACTTCAATTTAGGAGGACACCACCAATGAGCAAGCGAGATTACGACCCCAAAGACCCTCGAATACGAGGGGATAAACCAAAGCCATACTTTGATCCTACGCCACCAAAACGCCATGATCGCAAACCTTACGGTGAAACCCCTCCAACTCCAAAACCTGAACGAATTATGATCGGACCTGGTGGCCTACCGATTATGGATTTAGAGAAGCCCAAGAAACCAACTCCATACGGTGAAGAAGGCGGTCCATTCTCAAAAGCATGGGAATCAATAATGGGGGGAATGAGGTGAGCGAACCTGTATTTCAAACATCATTTGATTTGATGAAGTTCGGAGATTGCCCCGTCTGTTTGGGGGATGCACTTCGATGCCCAACCCCTCAAGTTCCAATGTCGGCTTGCCGAATGCGAAGGGGCGCAATACGTCAAATGCTCAAAAGAAGGATGAAGCCAACTGATATGCGCCCCCCTCGAATGTAGGGGGAATAGGAATTGCCACAGTCGTTTAACCCAGGTCATAGACCAAGTTCACCACTACACCCTGATGAACTCGTTTATTGTTCAGTTGATGATGTAGCGAACTTCTTACAATTGCCACTTCCCGATCCCGTAGCGTTATCAGGGGATAGCACCATTGTTGGTTCTGATTTGAAATTGCCAATCACAGGTGCGAATTATCGTCGGTGGAAAATTGAGGCTGAAACCTCAATCACCGTTTATGATGATGCAGATGCGCTCGGCAAGACCTACACCGTGTCCAGCGTTGAAAGTGCGGGTGGAGGCAATGTGAACATTGTTGTT